GGTACATAGTATGAAGCACTCTATTCACGGACGCGAGCAGGGGGGTCATAACGATGACCTCATGGACAACACTCGACATAAGCCCCCTTACGGTATAACTGAGGGTCCTCATCCCATGAAGAGGACACTCCCTCGCGGCGGAGGAAATACCGGCCCGAAAAAGAAGAAGGCTAGTAAAAAACCACGCCGAAATCAGGCTGTAGACCGGAGCTTTACCAGCTTCGTAGCCGGAGACGTGCCTACTTTAGCGGATACTGCCCTTTTGTTACTCCAGAATGCTATTCAGGGTAAACCTGTGGTGCCTGTTGCGCGGGCGCGTATGGCTGCTCGTAAACGTAAACGAGCGAGACCCCAATAATGGCCGGACTCTCCATGCTCCGTGTTGTCGGGAACGCTGAACTTGTAGCGCAGGAGAAGCGTGACCGGGAGAATGCTGTTAACGAGAAGCAAGCCGATCCGTTTCTATTAGGGATGGTGACATACTTAAGGAGCGCTTGGGATGCAGCTAAAACAGCAAAAGAGCCTATTGAGCATATTATGCTTAAGGCTATGCGCCAACGTAACGGCGAGTATGAATCCGATAAGTTGAGCCAGATCCAGCAGTACGGTGGGTCTGAAGTCTTTATGATGATTACTGAGGTTAAGTGCCGCGCTGCTGAGAGCTGGCTGCGGGATATCCTCATGGATACCGGCACACCCCCTTGGAGTATTGAGCCTACGCCGATTCCGGACCTCCCCGATTCTAGTGAGGAGCAGATCAAAGAGATGATGAGTGAGAAGATCACTAACATCATCGGCGGCGGCGGTCAGGCTCCTAGCCCCTCTCGGCTGAGAGAGCTTAAAGAAATTGTTCAGCAGGAGATACGGTTTGCCATTTTGCAAGAGGCTAGGGCGACTACGGATCGTATGAAGCTGAAGATCAGTGATCAGTTTGCTGAGGGCGGTTGGGCCGAGTCATTTAACGAGTTCATTACAGATATTGCTACGTTCCCTGCCGGAATTATTAAGGGGCCTATTGTTCGTAGGCAGCGTAGACTGGCTTGGGCACAGGGTGACGATGGTAAGACAACGGCTACGGTGGATGAGATCCTTGCTCCTGAGTATGAGCGAGTTGATCCGTTCCGGATCTTCCCTGAGCCGGGCATATCTCGTATTTCTGATGGCTACCTATTTCAGCATCACCCACTGCCCAGGCCAGAGCTGGCTGATCTTATTGGTGTTACTGGGTACGATGACGATGCTATCCGGACTATCTTGAGTCTAAGCACTACCTCCTCGTGGATTAATATGAGCCACGAGTCAGAGAAAGAGCACCAGGAGCGTAAGTTTAGTGTAGAGCATAGGCCAACTGAGATTTTTGATGCTCTTGAGTTCTGGGGCAAGATTAGCGGTAAGATGCTCGTTGAGTGGGGTATGGATGAAGAGAAGGTACCCGACCAAGAGAAAGAATATGACGCTAATATCTGGCTCGTGGGTAACTACGTTATTAAGGCCGTGCTTAATTATGACCCGCTTGGCGAGAAGCCTTATGCTAAGACTTCCTATATCCGTATTCCTGGCGCTTTCTGGGGTAAAGGCATCCCTGAGATCATCGAAGATGTGCAGGGTATTTGTAATGCGGCTGCGCGTGCCTTAGTTAATAATATGGGCATTGCTTCTGGCCCTCAGGTTGAGGTTAATCTTGAGCGTATCCCACCGAATGAAGACATTACTCAGATCCACCCCTGGAAGATCTGGCAGGTACTGAATGACCCACTCGGTTCAAGTGCGCCCGCAGTACGTTTTAATCAGCCAGACGACAACGCATCTACCCTTATGGGGGTGTATGAGAAGTTTAGTGCCTTGGCTGACGACCATTCTGGGGTTCCGGCCTACGTTAGTGGCAATCTCAATGTCGGGGGTGCGGGTCGAACAGCATCTGGACTCTCTATGCTAATGGGTAGCGCCGGTAAAGGTATCCGACAGGTGGTAATGCATATTGATGCGGATATTATTTATCCTGTAGTCCATCGCCAGTTTGTGTATAACATGCGGTATGTGGATGATGAGAGTATCAAGGGTGATGCTCAGATCATGGCGCGGGGCGCTATTAATTTGGCGGTCAAGGATACCGTTAATGTACGCCGTGCTGAATTCCTGCAGGCTACTGCTAATGAGTTTGACATGGAGATCATGGGTCTTGAGGGCCGTGCTGTTATCCTCCGTGAGGTTGCTAAGGGCCTGCAGCTTCCAGAGGAAGAGATTGTACCTAGCCGCGAGAAGGCTGCAGCGAGTAAGCGGACCCAGCCGCAGAGCCTACAGCCTGATCAAGGCCAGCAACAGTTAGCACCTCCACAGAATCTTCAGCCCGGCGGGGCAGAGCAAGGTGGCCAGGAAGCTAATCTTGTGAGTAATTCTCAGACCGGTCGGGCTGGATGATTAAGCCTGATACAGCGATCATTAAGACCATTGCGTCTATGTCACGCTCCCATCCTAAATTTTTAGTATGGTTGACAGCGTGGGAAAAGCATGAGAAAGACACCCTACCAGTAGTATTAAATAACACGGCAGTGGCCCAGGGGCGCTGCCAAGTGTTGGCCGAGCTTGTAGAGCTGGTCACTAAGTCCCCTGATTTAGCATAGCCGTAATGGCAGCTGTAACTCACGCATACCGATAGGAGCGTACAAAATGGCGGTACCGGAGCAAGTTCGTAAGCAGTCTGAGGAAATTCAGAAGTTGTATGATGATCTCAATACTAATAGTGGGGAGGTACCTGAGGGTGCGCCTACACTTGAGGTAGTGGATGATACAGCTACTTCCGACAGTACTTATGAGCAAGTACCCGAGTTGACATCTGATGAGCACACCGGTGTTGACAGTCAAGACGAAGAGACTTTTAAACATAAGTATTTGACCCTTCAAGGAATGTACAACGCAGAGGTTCCTGGGCTACAGGCCCAGAATAAGGATCTCGTCATGCGCGTTGGGCAGTTAGAGCAATTACTTTCTTCTATTGCTCCTGTACGCGGAGCAGCGTCGAGTACACCTACTCCAGGACAACCTCTTGCGGAACTTATTACTGCAGAGGATATCGAGGAGTATGGTGAGTCTATCGACATCATGCGTAAGGCGGCGAAAGAAGAGGTTTCACCCTATCAGCAACGAGTTGCTAACCTTGAGAAGTTTGTTCAGCAGATGCAGGCTAACGTGATGCCCCGTATGGACGCATTGCAGAATAGTCACCAGCAGACTACTGAGCAGCGTTTTTGGTCAGATCTGTCGAATAAGATCCCCAATTGGCAGAGAATCAACGATAATCCAGACTTTCAGACTTGGTTATTGCAGGTTGATGATCTTACGGGAGTTACTCGACAGTCACATCTAGATAATGCTCGTGATCATCTAGATCTGGATCGTGTTATAAAGTTTTTTACAACTTGGCCGGGATTGGACTCCATTAAGCCTGATGCTCAACCTAATCGGGGCGAGTCACCTTCAGAGCTAGAAGCTCAGATTGCTCCGGGGAAGGGTCGCAGTGCGCCTCGAACCCCGAGTACTGGAAAGAAAACTTATACCCAACCTCAGATTGCCGAGTTCTATGAGAAGGTACGAGAGGGAAAGTTTAAGGGCAAAGAGGATGAGCGCAACCGGATTGAAGCGGATATCTTCGCCGCGCAGGCGGAGGGCCGCATAACCATTGCGTAGTTAAGGAACTAGATTATGGCTTATCCTACAGCCTCTGGCCATCCTACATATACCGGTAATTTTATTCCGGAGATCTGGGCGGGCAAGCTTATTGAAAACTTTTACGATGCGACGGTTCTCGCTGCAATCGCTAACACCGATTACGAGGGATCCATTAAAGCTCAGGGTGACACGGTTAATATCCGTACAACTCCTGAACTTACTATTCGGGACTACGTTAAGGGCCAGACCCTGACGGTTGAGAACCCCGACAAGCCGAAGCTGCAACTCCTCATCGACAAGGGCAAGTACTTTGCCGCTGTTGAGGATGACGTTGATCAAGTTCAGTCGGACATCAAGATGATGGATACGTGGTCTAAGGACGCTTCCGAGCGTATGAAGATCGTTATCGACGTTGATGTTTTATCGAACTACATCACCGACATTGCGGCGACCAACGAAGGTCTCACCGCCGGTGAACAGTCCCTGGCTATCGATCTTGGTGTTACTGGTACTCCGAATGCCATTTCGACTAGTAATGTGCTAGCGGAGATCATTAACCACGGTACGGTCCTGGATGAGGCGAATTGTCCGGAGTCTGATCGCTGGATGATTATTCCTGCCCGTATGGCCGGTCTGATTAAACAGTCCGACTTAAAGGACGCGTCCATCACTGGTGACGGTAGTACACCGTTACGGAATGGCCGTCTTGGGATGATTGATCGGTTCATGCTCTATGTGAGCCACAACCTTCCGCGCTCAACTACGGGTGCGGCGGGTGAGATTACTATCCTCTCTGGGCATAAGATGGGCCTTACCTTCGCTTCGCAGATGACTGAGATGGAGACTCTCCGTTCTGAGAGCACCTTCGGTGACATCATCCGTGGTCTTCAGGTCTATGGTTATAAGGTTGTGAAGCCTGAAGCCTTGACTCGGGGCATCATCACTATTGCCTAGACCTTAGGAGGGTTTGAATCATGGCTACATATACTGACACGTTCGGCTATAGCAAAGGTTCTGCTACTTCGCCGGGGGCACACAAGGGCCTCAACCATGTTCGCTGTGAACAGGTTGTTATGGACTTTGCTGCCATTACTACTGCTCGCGTTACGGCCTCTGCTACGGCCCTTGGCGCGGGCGACATCTTGCAGGCTCTACATGTGCCTGCTAACACCATGGTCTTCTCGGCTGGACTCGTTGTCCTGACCGTTGAGGGCGCTACTCAGACGTTCGATCTCGGTGACGGGTCCGATGCGGATGGCTGGCTTGACGGCGTTAATGGCAACGCCCTTGGTGGATACGCGCCAACCTTTATCCTTGCTGAAGCCACACCGAATACCCAGGTTGGGTTCTTCGGTTCAGGTAAGCACTACACCGCTGCTGACACGATTGATCTCGTTCAGGTCAATGCGTGTGACACAGCTAAGGTGCTCGTTTGGGCGCTGATGGCGAATGTCAACGCAGATGGCATCGTAGATGTCTGATGAGTTGGGGGGCTTCGGCCCCCCTTCTCTCCTTTTGTAGGAGGCCATCATGGCAAGAGATAACATAGGTATGTCTGGCCGTTGGTTACGGCATATTACTAAGGGTACTATCTACGCCTGTACCCCAGCAATGGTTAGTAACCCTAAGGTTGAAGAGGTTTCGCTTGAGGTGGCCTTCCCCGAGAAGCATATTCCGGAGAAGCAAAAAGGCCGTAAAGCAAAGCTCGATCTCTCCACTGACGAAGAGGTTGTTGAGAAGGCTAAGAAGCCCAAGAGGAAAACTAAGGCAGAGCTGGCGGCTGATGCTAGTAAGGGCCTGCCCAAGTGATTGTAAGTGATATCACTGCGGAGGTCCGGCGGATGCTCCAGGACGAGACAGAGACATATCGTTTTAGTGATGTGTTTCTGATTGGTCTCGTTAATCAGTCGTTAAAGCGAATAGCTACGCTTCGGCCTGACCTGTTTGCCGTAACCGCTGCAGTTTCTTGTGTAGAGAATGAGGTTAGACAGTCTGCTCCTTCGGACTCCATGCGGGTTATTGAAGTGTTCTCTGTTACTGGGGGGTCTGGTCTAGTTGAGGTGAACCGTGAGGTACTTGACAGGACTGCCCCCACCTGGACGACTGATACGGCTGGGGCGGCTACTAACTGGATGCGACATGTTCGTAATCCCAATGCGTTCTTTATTTATCCTAAGGCCCCTAGTGGCCAGTCCATCGATGTGGAGTACGCTCAAAGCCCTCCTGCTTTGACTGCTTTGGCCGATACAATTACAGTCCTCCCCGATGGATATCTCCCCTCAGTTATTGATGGGGTTATGTTCTTAGCTGAGTCCATTGATAACGAGCATATCACCTCAGGTCGTGCTAAGTTGTTTCAAGACTCGTTTGTTAAGGGCCTGGGCGACTCAGCTCAGAGCCGGTCTCTTACAGACCCAGAGACTGCAGCACTTAAGGATGGGGAGGTGCTCTAATGCCAAGTAGATCATTTTCAGACTTAACTAAGCGCCTATCACCTAACGTGCCTGGCTGCCCCTGGCCGGTGATTGAAAATGCTATCCGTGATGCGGCTATAGAGGCTTGCGAGCGGACGCTAGCGTGGCGCTATATTCAGCCCTCTATTACGCTGACTCCCGGTATCTATGATTATCCATATGAGATACCAACAGGTACAGAGGTACATGCTTTCATTACTTCTACTGTGAACGATAGAGATATTCTGCCTGTAACTCTCGAAGAGGCGCAGAGGAGGTACCCTTACTGGCCCTCTAGCGATACTGATGATCAGAGTTTTCCGCAGCGTATAGTTCATTTCGATGCAGATAACTTCTATGTGGCCCCGGCTCCAGATAGCGCCACTACTTATCTTATACAGATGACGTTAGCGCTTAAACCGCTACGTACGGCTGATAATATGGATCAGACTGCGTTTGATGAGCTTGAAGAGACAATCGTTCATGGCGCTCTGCAGCGATTATTTGTTATTCCGGATATGAACTGGAGTGATAAGGAGCTAGCTGCCTATCATGCTAAGCAGTATATTTTTAAGTACACAGGTCGCCGTGCGCGAGTTAACCTGGGAGCAGGTCGAGCTTCCCTAACCGCTCAGATGAACCCCTTTGTGTGAGGTATAAATGGCCACCACAGATGTCATTCGTCTAGTAGTTGGTGATGAGCTTCCGGCGATATCTCTGACCCTCACGGATGAGTTGCTGGGGTCCGCACTCGACTTATCAGCTGGTACGACTGTTATCACGGTGAAGTTTCATTTAACCGGCTCGGCTACTACCTTGTCTACAATCACCTGTACTAAGCCTGGCGGCGGTGGTGACGGGGTAGTGCAATTTGATTTCGCCGGTGGCGTACTGGATGTTGCTGCCGGATCTTACGAGGGTGATATACTAGTTGCTTATAGCGGGAGCGTTCAGACTGTATACGATACTCTCCGCTTTAGGATTAGGGCCGCAGCGACATGACCATAAGGGCTTCATATACGCTGGCTAATGCAGCTCGGATAGCTATATCCGGAGCAGCTATTGCTATTGCCATGACTACTGTCGTCGCGTCGGCTACAGAGAGTCATCGTAGTATTGGAGCTACTGCTAGCTTGGTGCCGTTCTATACCATGACTGAACAGTTTGCTGTGGTGACTGACTCGCTACCCACGTTTGCTATTGGGGCTGTATATCTTGACGTTGCTGTAGCGTCTGACGGTACGGTTTCTATGAGCTTCCAGCAGGGGTTATTATCTGATTCAGCGGTAGTTACTGAGTCAGTTTTAAACAAGCCGCAGATACCCCTTACAGAGGCAATAACGGCCTCTGAGTCAACTTTTAACGAGCCGCAGATACCCCTTACAGAGGTAATAACGGCCTCTGAGTCAACTTTCAACAGGCCACAGATACCGTTTACGGAAGCTATTACTATTGCTGAGGTCACTATAAATCAGTTGGACGTATTGCATACGGAGGCGGCTTCCGCGACAGACTATTCTTCCTATACTGGTATGCAGATCGGGCTTATTAATGGCAGGGGATATCTAAATCAGGTATATATAAATGGTGGGTCGCTACCGCTTATTGTTATACCGTATAGCTTACATAGTATCCTTGATGATACTGTTGCTATTACTGAATCGATTTCCAACGAGCCGCAGATACCCCTGACAGAGGCAATAACGGCTTCTGAGTCAACTTTCAACGAGCCACAGATACTGTTTACGGAAACTGTTACGTTTGATGACAGTATTATTGATTTACAGAACGGATGGTTTATAGCTGAAGCTGTTACTATTGCTGAGGCCATTATAAATCAGCCGGAAGTATTGCATACGGAAGCGGTCTCCACGGCAGATGATTCTTCTTATGCCGGTATGCAGATTGGGCTTATTAATGGCAAGGGGCATCTAAATCAGGTGTATATAAACGGCGGGTCACTGCCGCTTATTGTTATACCGTATAGCCTACATAGTATCCTTGATGATTCAGCGGTAGTTTCCGATACCCCCCCCACATTTATTATCGGGCAGACGCTTACTGATACTGCCTCGCTTACTGAAACAGCCTCTGTGACGGGTTTACAGTGGGGTGTCCTTAATGGTATGGGATATCTTAATCGACTACAGCTTAACAGCGGGATTTTGCTAATCAGTTAATTAGGAGATGGCCATGATTAAAGAAACTATAAAGATGACGGGCAAGGTCCGGCTTGTTCTTCGTGATAAGGACGGGAATATAAAGCAGGATGAGATAATCAAGAACCTGATTGTCACTGCTGGGCTGAATTTCATATGTAGTCGAATGGACGGTACCGGCAGTAGCATCATGTCGCACTGCGGAGTCGGCTCAGGATCTACTTCTGCGGCCGTTGGTAATACAGACCTGGGTACCTCGATTAATCGAACCGCCCATGATAGCTCGACTGTTAGCGGGACGACTATCCAGTATATCACTACTTTTCCCGCCGGTACCGGTACGGGCGCGCTTACTGAGGCCGGTATCTTTAATGCCTCTAGTAGTGGTACGATGCTTTGTCGGGTGGTTTTCTCCGTGATTAATAAGGCTGCTGCTGATAGTCTTTTGATCACCTGGTCTGTGACTATTAGTTAGGGGGGCTAGATATGGCCGTCGCTCTTTTCACGAATAATGCATTCTCTACACTCGCTAGCGGTATTACGAATGTTGCTACTAGTTTGACTGTAGCAGCAACGGAGGGAGCGCGTTACCCCAATCCTTCGGGCGGCGACTACTTCTATGCCACCTTGAGTGACACCTCGAGTAATATTGAGATTATTAAGGTCACTGCCAGGTCTACAGACACCTTCACGATCGTTCGTGGTCGAGACGGCACCAGCGGCCGTGCCTACCTGACAGGTGATCGCGTAGAGTTACGGATTACAGCGGCGGTCCTTGAGGAGTTTATGCACGAACTTCTGGATGACACTACGCCAGCACTTGGTGGCTTCCTAGACGCCTCCGGCAATTATATCCAGATGCAGACGGGCGGGGATATTGCTTCGGCAAGCCCGCTGGTGATTGATACCGATGGCGACAGCTTCGATGTCAGTGGCACCACCAACTTCGCAGCTTTGACCGTTGCCGCCGACCGGCATTTCTTCACGCAGTTTGACGGCGTGTTGACGATGACGCACGGCGGATCTCTGGTGCTGCCTGGAGCCGCTAACATCACCACGGCAGCCGGCGATGTCGCAGAGTGGATTTCAACAGCCGCCAATACCGTGCGCTGCGTCAACTATACTAAAGCGGACGGCACGGCAGTCGTATTAGGATTTAATCTAGTCGATGACACGACTCCGCAGCTTGGGGGCAACCTAGACTTCGTTGGGTATGACCTCAACAATATTGGCGCAGAAGACTTCGATACCACCGACAAGGGCAGCCTATCCACAAGCACCACTGTTACGGTCGCGGATGATACCAAACAGAAGTTCACCGTGACGGGTGCGTTCACCCTGACCATTACGTTCGGCGCGTCGTCCGGCCACTATCAAGAAGTCGAGCTTGAGGTTGTCAACGGCGCGGCTTACGTTATTACTTGGCCGACGATCAACTGGTACAAGAGCGACGGGACGACGAGCACCACGATAGGTGATTTGACCGCACAGCTTCAAGCATCAGGAACCAATGTTGCTATAGTCTGGACTAGGGACGGCGGCACGACCAAGTATGGTGTTCTCGCATGAGCAAGAAGGGGATCATCGTCGCAGGAGGTGCGGCTGCGGTTGTGGCTCCAGAAGCCGTGGACTTCGATGCGGCGAATGATTATCTGAGCAAGTCAAGCGACCTGACGGGTAATACTGATAGAATGACGTTTACGTTTAGTGCTTGGATATACTATGGTACGGTGAGTGATTTTGTTCGACTGTACTCTACTGCGGGAAATTACACTTATATTACTTACGACTCCCATACGATAGATATTTCGATGGGAGACTCATCAAACGGATCGGTACTAAGCATTAATGGTCCAAATTTTACACTTGCTCTTGAAACATGGCATCATATTCTAATATCTATTGATACGTATAATCCGGCTAATAGGCACGTCTACTTTAACGATGTTGATATGACTGGGGATTTTACTTGGGCAACATATGCAGAGGAGAGTATAGACTTCACAAGGACCGCACACTCTGTTGGCGCGAGTACAGACGGAGCAGCGGGGGGTCTTTGTCGCATAGCCCACGTCTACCTCGACTACATCCACCGCGATCTCAGAATCGAAGCTAATCGCCGCTTCTTCATCACGTCAAACTTGCGGCCCGTTGAGGCCGTCGCCATAGGCGGGCAGACGGCGGCTGGGTCTTATAGCCCTGCGCTGTTGAGTACGGGTATCGGTGGGACTGAGTTTGATGGGACGGCGGATTATCTAAACCGAGGGGCCGATCTAACAGGCAACGCAAATGGTAAAGTGTTTACGTTGTCGTTCTGGTGTTTTAGAGATTACGTGTTAGGAACACAAAATATTATACATGCTGCCGGTGAGTATTTTCAGTGTGGTGGTGAACGGTCTAAGTTTAATATGTCAGCTAAGAACACTGGTGGCACCACTATCTTTGGTATGAACACATCGGCCAGCTCCCTTACAGCCGATGTGTGGCATCATTTCCTTATCAGTGTTGATTTAACTAGTACGAGCCGGCGTTCTTGTTATGTAGATGGGGTACTGGATTCTACTAGCTGGAACATATACACGAACGCCGACATAGATTTCACTAGAACCGAGTGGACTATTGGAAGACATGATAGTGGGGCGTTTTGGAATGGCCGCCTCGCCCACGTCTACCTTGACTATACTTACCGCGATCTCAGCACTAAATCAAACCGAGACCTGTTCATAAATGATGACGGCACACCTAACGAGACCGGCATGGACAGCCTCTCGCCCATCATCTATCTGAAGATGAAGGATGGGGAGACCACCACGGCTACGAACTCCGGTTCAGGCGGCAACTTCACAGTTAATTCAGGTCCGTTAGCCGAAGGCTCCCTAACCTACCAGCCGATCCTTCATATGGCGCTGGCCGATGCCAGCACCGCCCACATCAACAGCGGCAGCGGCGGCAACTTCACTCTCAACGGCACGGTGGCACTCTCAGGTCGTGGACCTAATCAGTATAATTCTCCGGCTAGTACGTTTGATGGGTCAGGGGATTATATGAGCAATGCCTCATTAACAGGAACATCTACAGGCAAACAGTTTACAACGTCCTTTAACATTAGAAGTGATACAGCAAGTCTGAGCCTTGAGACTGTATTCACTAATTCAGCCCTACACGCCTACTACTCCCACGACGATCAGGTAGTAGAAATTCAATGCCGGGATGTTTCAACAACAGGTATAGCGGCGCGGGCGCGCCTTAATAATTTCAACGCTACTAACAGGCAGCGTCACATTGATTTTTCAGTTGATGTTGATGGTGCTGATACGGCTAAAAGACATATCTATGTTGATGGTGTGATTTATACCGATGTGACGTGGGAGAACTTCGCTGATATTGCTATAGGATATACAAACAACCCCTGGAATGTGGGCGCTGGCGCAACATCTTCCCCACCTAGTAACTCTTATTTCGAGGGCGCGATAGGTGATCTCTGGATGGACGATGTTTACATAGACCTCTCAGCCGATAACCCCTTCTACGACACCGACACCGGCAAGCCCAAAGACCTCGGCGTAGACGGCTCCACCCCCACCGGTTCAAGCCCGCTGATCTATCTCCCCCTGCGCGGCAATGACGCTGGTGACAATCGAGGCACAGGCGGGGACTTCACCGTAAACAGCGGCCCCTACACAGGCGCTCGTGGGCCTAGTGAGTTCTGGGCGGGGAGTGCTGAGTTTAATGGGACAACTCAAAGACTCCTTAGAACTTCTGATATATCGGGAGCCACGTCAAATAAAACTGTTACTATAGCTATAAGCATTTATTTAGACGACACTGCAGGGTACCAGCAGATACTTTACTTTGATGATCGTGGCGCTGGTACTGATGCTGATGTATTTCAATTACAGACAAGTGGGTTGGGCGGAAACTTCGATGCCACGCTTAGACTCTTCGGAGAGTCGAGTGATACAACACAAATACTTAGCACCTCCGATGCAATGACATTATCTTCTGGAGCCTGGATCAACATTCTAATTTCTTTGGATATGTCAGATACAGGTAAACGGTGGGTATATAAAGATGGTGTAGCTCAGTCACCTACATGGGGGACATATACCAATGCTACATATCCTTGGGCCGCTTGCGACAGACAGGCTCTTGGAGACAGTAGTTTTGCTGATACCCCTTTCAACGGTAAGATAGGGTTCCTTTATTTTAGTAATGTGTACACAGATTTTTCTGATGAGTCTAATCGACTGAAGTTTTTTGATGCCTTTGGCTATCCGGTGGACCTGGGTTCCGACGGTAGTAATCCTTCTGGTACAGCTCCTTTGATGTATTTATATAAAGACGTTCATCTTGGTGCAGATAGCTCTGGAAATGGAAACAACTTTACCCCCGTAAACACCCCCACAGACGGCGGACACGTAAAAGGATAATGCGATGACCTTAGCTAAAGTAGAAAACGGCGAGATCACTCGCTACAACGTCAGCGAGAAACAGGCGCGGGTGGGCCTCATCAATTTTGAGGGCGACTATTTGGCAGCAGGCTTCTACCCACAGGTAGGGTCTCCGTCTTCGTATGATGCTGCTAAACAGACGCAGGTCGGCCCAACCTACGCTGTCGTGGGTGAGACAGTTGAGCGCACCTGGACAATTGAAAACAAGCCGATTGGTGTTGTGCGCGATGAGCAGAAGGCGAAGCTCGCTGCTAACCGATACGAACTTGAGATCGCGGGTATTACCGTTGACGGCGCTGAGATTGATACATCTCGCGCATCCCAGTCCATGTTATCTGGGGCATCGATAAGTAGTGCCCGGGACGAGGCGAAGATTTTCGACTGGAAGGGCACTAACGGCTGGGTCAGCTTGGATAAGACACAGCTTGCTGCGATAGTTCTTGCTCTGGGCGATCATATAGAGGAGTTGTTTTCGGCAGAGCGGGTGGCGTCTAATCTCATCGATGTCGCAACCACTGTGGAAGCGGTTCTCGCTGTCGATATAACTTTAACAAACTAAATAGTAAAAGTGAATTTCCTCGCCTCGCTATCGTTTCAAGATCTGAAACGGCTTCGAGAAGTCGTCAAGCGGGTGCATATGAAAAGCTATCCGCCTAACACATACACAGATCGACAAGCCGACGCCATGATCGAAGCTTTTGGGCCTGTCTATTGCGAGCGTCTGATCGTTCAATCGGTTGACCAGCGAAACCTTACAAAAAGCGAGTATTTCGAGGCATGACGGAACTCAACTATCAGCCTGATGGAAGCGCTCTGAAGGCATTTTTATTATCCGATAGTTTTGTCAAAGGCATTCGTGGTCCTTTCGGTTCGGGTAAATCGGTAGCGAGTTGTATCGATCTCCTCATGCGTATGCTTGCTCAGGAGCGAGAGCCTGGAGTCGATGCGGCAGGCAAGCCAAACGGCCCTCGTAAGACACGTTTTGCTGTAATCCGGCGAACCGGCCCGCAGCTCAAGACAACCACGATCAATACCTGGCTTGACTGGTTCCCCGAAAGGCAATGGGGGCGCTTCTATAAAACACCGCCATTCATGCACGCAATCCGCGCCGGTGACATCGAGGCTGACGTTTACTTCCTGGCGCTCGACAACAAGGATGATCTCGACAAACTTTTATCGCTCGAACTTACCGCCGCCTGGGTAAACGAGGCGCGAGAGATTCCCAAGACAGTTATCGATATGATAACGGGTCGGGTCGATCGATATCCATCGAGAAAGAACGGGGGACCGGGAGCAACGCGTCCGGGTGTCGTCTTCGACACGAACAGTCCTGATGACGATCATTGGTGGCCGATCATGTCAGGAGAGGTATCCCCACCCGACTGGATGACCGATGAGGACAAACTCATGATGGTTCGTCCCGAGAATTGGGAGTTCTTCACTCAACCGCCAGCCATGACAGAGATCTTCAATTCAGCAAAAAAGCTCATCGGCTATGCGAACAACGCGGCTTGCGAGAACGCCAAATGGCAGTCGAAAAAATACTATCGCAATCTGATTGAGGGAAAGGCGAAAGCCTGGATCGATGTCTATGTCATGAATCGCCTTGGCGCTGATGATAGCGGCAAGCCGGTGCATCCTGATTTCCGCGAGTCTTTCCACGTTGCCAAGGAGAAAATCGAGTCTGAGCCAATAACACCCATCATGGTAGGCATTGACTTTGGCCTGACGCCCGCTGCGCTGATCGCGCAGAGAATACGAGGCCGATGGATAATTCTCGAGGAAGTCATCGCAACCGATATGGGCGCAAAGCGGCTTGGTATGCATTTGGCGCAAATCTGTCACGAGCGATACCAAGGCCATAGCGTTGATGCTTACGGAGATCCCGCTGGCGATTTTCGCGCTCAGACCGATGAAACAACGCCGTTCCAAATTATGCGGGCCGTGGGCTTTCCTGCTGTCCCTGCGCCGGGCAACAACGATCTAACGATCCGCATTGAAGTTGTGAATGACGTTTTCTCTCGTTTGGTTGACGGTGAATCAGGGATCCTCATATCCCCGAATTGTCAGATGCTTATCTCAGGTTTGCGCGGCAAGTATCGGTATAAGGAAGTCAATTCATCGACAGGAACACGGTACGAGCCTAAGCCTGAGAAAAACCAGTACAGTCACGTTTGCGATGCGCTGCAATATCTTTTGCTTGGAGGCGGTGAAGGAGCTGCCATTGTTCGTTCTAAGCAGAAGCTCAAACAGGTTCGCATGGAGCGCAACTGGAACGTACTCAGACGACAGCCCCGACAACTGCGCGGCCACAGGCATATCGGCGTATCCTGATGAATCCGATGCTCGATAAATGGATCATCGTTTTTACCAATGGGCTGAAAATCCGTTGGTGGCATCGATTTTTTAAAAAAGATTTCCGGCATTGCTTTGCCTTTGGCTATGACCCGATCAACTCGGTCTGGATTTATTGCGACTTTGCAAATTATAGACTCACCGTGTTTCCAATAACTACGGATCAGGCAACCAATATCATTGTTTATATCAAGCAATTTGCCCGGCATCTTGTTGTCACAGTCGATCGGGAAGCCAAATATTTCCCGTTAGCTCCGTTTTACTGCGTCCCTATGTGCCGCCAGTTAATCGGATTGAAGACAATAAGCTGGACGCCATATGGTTTATATTGTGCATTGAAAAAAACCGGCGTTTCGTCGTATTTCGGAAACGTAACAGAGGAGAAAGATTATGTCAGTAGTCGGTGATTTGTTGGGATCGTTGATCTCAAAGCCGAAAGTACCAAAACAGAGCGCGGAAAATGCGGCAGCGCAGTTGAAGGCCGATGCTCAAGCGAAGGCCGAAACTCTTCGTTTTGAAAGCGCCGCTAAAGAGGAAGCCCTTCAGAAATTAAAAGGCAAACGAGGTCTGTTCAGTTTACTAAGCAACAAGGCACTTGGATACCCCACTGGATCTGTTATCGGCGTTCCGTAGGCGCTAATCATGGAAAATGGGACTCATGGAGCAACTACTGACGGCGAAGTAATGCACGCGCCGACAAGTCGTATGCTGTCAAGCCGCATTGAGAAAGTCCTCAAGCGCATATCGAGGATGAAGGAGCTTCGTAGACCTTGGGAAACGATGTTTGACGACTGTTACAAGTATGCGATGCCGCAACGAGAGCGCTTTAATTCAGGGACAGTTGCAAACGATCTTGCCTCTGATATCTTCGATTCAACGGCTGTCATATCGGTACAGGAGTTTGCCTCGAGGCTTCAACAGGGGTTGGTTCCGTCTGGCACTCAATTCGCCACTCTAATCCCCGGTAGTGATATTCGAGATACGGATCGAAAGAAAGTCACCGATCAGCTCGTCGAGATAAATCGCGAGGTTTATATGACGATCAGAGATTCCAATTTCGATCAGGCGGTTTCGGAAGCGTTCCTTGATGTAGCCATCGGAACAGCTGCGTTGATTGGCGATTCAGGCAATTCCATAACGCCAATTACGTTTTCATCGGTTCCTCTGACACGCCTTCTCATCGAGGGTGGTCCCTGGGGAGCAACTGAGGCGATGGGCCGGGAACGAAAGATAAAGGCAAAACTTATCCCCGAGGTTTTTTCCAATGCGCTCATCAATGATGAACTGGCAAAGTTTATCCAAGAAACGCCCGAAAAGAAACTCGACATTTGTGAGTTGACCTGGCGCGATCGAACGGAAGTAACCGAAACCTGGGATTACAGCGTCATCGTCAAGAAGATGCAGCATGAAATCAAATCGGAAAGATTTGTCGGCGTTGGATCGAATCCCTGGATTACATTCCGCTGGAGTGTCGCTGCGGGCGAAGATTGGGGTCGCGGTCAGTTGCTCAATGCGCTGCCCGACATCCGGACCCTGAATCTTGTCAAGGAACTGATCCTCGAGAATGCGGAAATCGCCATATCGGGAATCTGGCAGACAGACGACGAAGGCGTAGTCAACGGTGACACAATCAACATTGCACCTGGTACGATCATTCCGATCCGCCCCGGCTCTAACGGATTGGTCCCGCTTACATCACCTAACAATTTCGATGTTTCTCAGTTCATCGTCGAGGATCTGCAGAATAACATCAAGCGAGCCTTGTTCGACGATATGATTGGCCCGATCAACGATACCGTTCGTTCGGCAACAGAGATTTCAACGCGCAAGATGGAACTATTCCGCCGTATTGGTTCATCCTTCGGGAGACTGGTAAATGAGCTGGTTTTCCAAGTGATCAAACGAACGGTGTTTATTCTTCGTGAGCGCGGCGTGATCGAGTTGCCAGTGATCGATGGCAGAATTATCGACATCGCCGTGACTTCGCCATTGGCAAATTCACAAAACGATGAAGAGATAGTCGCCATCGGTCGTTATCTGGATCAAGTGAACTCACAACTTGGTCCTCAAATCGCGCTGATGGCTACCAAGTCTGAGGAAATGGCAGCTTATCTTGCAGCTCGTCATGGCGTTCCACCTCAATTGATCCGCGATGTCACAGAGCAAAAAGCGCTTGCAGAAAAGTTAGGTGCGGCTGCCGCCAACTCTGGCATCGATCCGGCTCAAATGGTCGCTGGCGCTGCTCAAGGCGGTACTCCTGTTGGTTAAAAAAACAGAAGTTGGTGAGCGCCCCAACATTCTCAATCGAGAAGGCCGTAAGAAATTTGACGCCGAAGCAGAGCAGAAAGTCATCGGAATTGACGGTAGAGAAAGAAGCAGGGCGCAAGAGGATCAACTGAATGAAGCGTTTGGTATTGCCTTTCAAGGAGAAGTCGGTCGTCTTGTACTGGATTATATAAAATCAATCTCTATCAACTATGTGCATGGTCCAGAGGCATCAAATGGGGTTATACGACATACAGAAGGTCAAAGATTCATGGCAAGCATGATTCTCGAACGAACCAGAATAGGTCAAAAGGGTTAATGAATGTCTGAAGAAAATGAAGGCGTTGAAAACGAAAGCGGCAAACCTGATTATGTGGAAGCAAAATTCTGGGACGCCGAAAGCAGAACTGTCAAAGTCGAGGATATGGCGCGCTCCTATGGAGAGTTGCAAACTACCCTTGGCCGGAAGGTAAATAGCTTTGCAGAAAGTGACGCCGGCTTCAAGACGCTCATGGACAACCACCTCGAGACAGTTGGCACCGATATGCTCGCAGGCATCCAAGCCAAGTTCGATGAAGACCGCTTTGTGGGACGTCCCGAATCAGCCGATAAATACGAACTAAATATCCCCGAAGAATTGATTCCGGAAAATGTCACGGTAACGCCTAGGGAAGATCATCCGATGCTGCAGTTCTGGCGTGAAGCCGCCTTCACCTCCGGTCAAACTCAGGAGCAGTTTCAGGAAGGCGTGAACGCCTTTATTAAATCCGAATTGGATCAGCTGCCCAACTATGAAGATGAATTGAAATCCCTCGGTGAAAATGCACGACAGCGCAGCGAAGCAATCAATGCCTGGGCCTCAAAGACTCTGGATGATAATCAGTTTGCTTCCCTCGAGCGCTTCATGGTCACGGCAGATAATTTCAAACTCATCGAGACGCTTTTCGTCGGATCCGGTCAAATCAAGTTAGCAGATAATACGGACGCGATTAAAACAGATCCGGTTAAGACCCGCGACGAACTGAAAACATTGATGAACGACGAGCGCTATCACAATTCGGTAGCGCGGGCTAAGGATCCCGCCTATCGGCAAATGGTTCAGAAGGAATGGGCGCGAGCCTTTCCTGGGCAGATAAATCTCGCCGCCCCTGCCCGAGCGTCTGGATAGGCGAATAACCGCGGCCCTAGATGGTAACAACCGGCCCTATTGGATAACCGGTAACGACCATGGACGGACAACCGTTTTTTAGAAACTCGAACTGGAGAAAATAATGTCACAAACAGTAGACGTTCATTTTGTCGAACAGTTTGAAGCGGAAGTCCATTTAGCGTATCAGCGTATGGGCGCGATGCTTCGCAATACGACTCGACGGAAAGATAATATCGAAGGGAAGCAAACCAGTTTCCGCAAGACTGCTGCCACCACAGCCGGCACAAAATCGCGGGATGGTAAGGTTCCTATCGCAAACCTCGTTCACACGGAAGTCGATTGCGTTCTCAGCGACCACTATATCGGTGAGTACATCGACGCGCTCGACCAGCTTAAGACGAATATCGACGAAATGGATGTGGCTTCGATGTCACTTGCTGCATCCCTCGGTCGTAAATCCGATGAGCTGATTCGTGATGACGGCCTTGCCAACTCCTCACAGCAAACCGCCACGAGCGGCGGTGTGACCAAAGCAAAGATCGAGCTGATCTATGAGGCTTTTGGTAATGATAACGTACCGGCTGATGGTCGGCGGTTTCTTTCTGTCAGCGCTCAGGGCTGGACCGATCTTATGAACCTCGACGAGTTCGCTCGCGTGGAGTTCATAGGTTCAGATCGCTTACCGTGGGCTAATCCGATTGGCGCAAAGTCATGGATGTCTTTCATTGTCTTTGAGTATTCGGGCTGGTCTGCTTCTGGTGCTGTTCGTTCCGGTTATGCTTGGCATGCTTCAGCCGTTGGTCATGCCAGCGGTAAAGAAGTCGGCTTGGACATCACATGGAGCGGTGAACGCCAATCCAACCTTGTCGTTGGCTCGATGAGCCAAGGTGCTTGTGAGATCGATGATCTCGGCAAGTATGAACTTCGTCATACGGAGGTTTAATCATGGCATTCGCACTAACCATGTTGAGCCGTCTTGAGCATTCCCTCGGGAAAAACTTTTGGCACGTTGTATCAACGGACGCGAAAGCGACCATTGACACTTCGGGCTATTACAATCTGGCCGTCGATATGATGGTCGTTGGTGATTGGGTTTTTACTGAGGCTTCGGACGGTTATGGTATTGCCATCATCACAGGCAATACCGGCACAGTTGTTGACGCGACCGATGTTACAGCGGTCGGCAGCACTGATACCGATTAACAACGGCGGAAGGGCGACGAGGATCTTATGACCTTCCTCGTCGTCCAACCGGCTCATGTCTCATACTGACGTATCCATAGCCTCAAAGGCACTTGGCCGGATTGGCGCAGATCCCATCGCTTCCTTTAGTGATGGAACGCTCGAATCCGATGTTGCCGGCGAGATCTATGACGACATCCTCGAAAGTCTGCTTTCGGAAAGAAAGTGGAGCTTTGCCAGAGGACAAGCAAAACTCGTGCGGCTAACCGCCGTTCCCGAAAGTGATTGGGATTACGCTTACCAGATACCGACCAATATTCCAGTTCTGGTAATTAACCGAATCACTCAGCTTGATAGGCCGATCAGCTATGAACGGATGGCTGATAAGATTCATACGAACGCTCTCGACGATCTCGTGATGACCTATACCTTCCGTCCGGATGCAATCAACTTCCCGCCCTATTTCACTGAGGTTCTGATAAACGAACTTGCCTCTGTTTTCGCGCAAGCGATTGCCAGAAATGACGCTCTTTCGATAAAGCTAGAACAGAAGGCCCAGCGTAAGAAAGCGATCAGTTCCTCTGTTGCCAGCCAAGAATCTTCCCCGACACGGATACGCGCTACACGACTGATCAGCCGCAGGCACTAATCATGCCGAAAACGAGGATACCTCATACAAATTTCACCTCCGGCGAACTTGATCCGGATATGGAAGCTCGTCCCGATGTCGCGCAGTATCAGCATGGTGCCGCATCGCTTCGTAATTATCGCCTCAAGATGCATGGCGGCGTTACCAGACGACCTGGTAGCAGCTATAAATCGACACTCGTTGATGTGCCGATGATGGCTCCGTTTCTGTTCAATAATAATCAGAAGAACATTTTTGTATTTACCCATGGACGACTCGATGTTTACGATTCGGCTGGCTTGTTGGTTCAAACCCATACCGGCCAAAGATGGACAGCAGGAATACTTGGGGATCTCCGGTATGTTCAGGCTTTCGATACTTTCTTTCTAACCCATGAGGATATCCACACTCAGATAATTACCCGCACGGCGGCTGACACTTTTTCGATTGCGAATTTTGCCTTCGAGCAACACTCGTCGGGTCAACCAATGTATCAGCCGTATATCAAATATGCCGATCCCGCCATGACAATGACGCCATCGGGAACAGCTGATTCGATTACGCTCACTTTATCGGGTGATCATTTTGTACTGGCTCATGTCGGCGCAATCTTCAGATATCAGAAAAAAGAAATAGAGATCACAGCTTACCATACACCCACCACGGCAACCGGAAGTGTGAGGAACCCTCTTCCTGATACTGATGCGTCTGCTGATTGGGACGAGCCTCAGTATTCAGTGGCGAAAGGCTACCCTCGCGTGGTTGAACTGCACGAACAACGACTATGGTTCCTGGGTGATAAACAGCGACCCAGTTCAGTAAACGCTTCCAAGATCGGTGCGTTCTTCAACTTTGATCTAGGGACCGGCCTCGATAACGAGGCTATCCAAGAGGGTTTGACGGAGCGCCAGGTCAACAAGATC